AATATTATTGATGTATTTATTAGCATAAACTAATGCTTTTTTATGTCCCATTCTGGGTTCATTTAAAATGTAATACATGTATAATACGTAATTTAATTTTTTTCCAAGATACTTTTTACAAATTTTCTTTTTAATTAAGCGCTCTTTGGGTTGCGAACTGCCTTCTTTTTTAGAGGAGCCTTTGGGGCTTCTTCCTTTGGGGCTTCATCTACTACATCAGCGTCAGGTACAACATCGACTGGTAGTGGCTTCTTGCGTGTAGACTTTGGCTTTTCGGCTGGTACATTTACCGGAGTTGCTTCCGCATTCTCAAGAGCCTTCTTATCCTTTTCAGACATTGGGAAATGAGGCTTAAGATAACGCTGAATGTTAAAAAATGTTACAGGCTGATCCGGGTCGCGAAGCAAAGCCTTAAGAGCTAGACCTTCGGGCTTTTCTGTTAGAAGCATAAAACGGCGGTTCTTGGGATCCTGAATATCATGCTTCTTAATGTAATCGTTAATACCCTGTGTAACATCGCGCCGCGAGTGTTCGGTATCTGGCTCAAAACCTAGAAACTTACACAACTCATTGGAAATAGCAACTGGCTTGTGAAGAGCAGACGTCCTGGGTGGTGCATCTGGATCGACTTCCTGTGGGGCGCGCTTTACGCGCTTACCCTTATTAACTTCCTTCTGTAGAACCTTCATGCGAGCACTAAGACTCTTGGTGGTCTCCATAAGAGAAGAAAAATCTTTAATAAGAAGTTCAAACTTTTCGTGGGTTGTAACAGGAACAGGTGTGGTCTCCATTGTGTCGGTCATTTTATTATAATTATTTATGTTTTTTTTCTTTAAGTATGTTTAACCCGTGCGTTTAAAATTAATATACTAAAAGAAATAGAATATTTATTATACAATATGGAAAACACCATTTCTGAAATTGCCGATTTTATCAAGCGTTATAAATGTGTAGCAAATATTAACTTTACACTCGGTAAATACACCGACGAGTTTAATTTTGAAAAAAATTTATTTCACGAAGAAAATTACAATCTTATACTAAATCTACTAAATTCAAACGATAATTGGGAAGGGAAAAAAGAAAACACTCTCAATGTAAATAATAAGACAACTTTTAAGATTATAGACACTCTTATTTATAAAATACAAAACAGCCCATACGACATGATTGTTACAGCCGAAAGTAAAAAAAGTCAAACAATTTATATTTCGGAAGAATACATTAAAAAAGAGACTTTTTATACAAGAAAATGTCATACTTTTCATATATCACATGAAAATAGTATACAATACGGAAACGTTTACAATTTTAATATTATATTTACTAAAAATGAAAGTACAGACACATATAATTCTCATTCTAGTCTTCTTAAAATTTTAGACGTTATTAAAACAGTTGATACCTGCGGAAAAAATAATTACGCATTTGAAAAATTGTAAAAAAATAATTAACTTAAATAATAGATTAATACATAATTATATATCAAATGGGTGATTTTCATTTTGACAGTTTTAATCAAGAAAATAAATGTATCACACGTGAAGACATTACTAGAATTACGGGATACAATCCTATTAATGTTTTGACTTATCAGAAAGCTTTTATTCATAAAAGTGTCCTTAGATTTTTAAACACTACAAATTTGAAAAATTCTTATGAAAGATTTGAATTTTTGGGAGATTCCGTGTTGAATCTTGTAATTGCTAATTACATATTTCATAAATATCCAGAAGAAGAAGAGGGGTTCTTAACTAAGATTAAAACTAAATTAGTAAATGGTAAAATTCTTGCTTTCTTTTCAAAAAAATTAAATCTAGATCAATTTTTGATTATAAGTCAAAACGTAGAAAAAATAAATGGTAGACAAAATGATAGAATTCTTGAAGACATATTTGAAGCATTTTTATGTTCTATACACTTAGATTTAGGATATAAATATGTAGAACATTTTATTCTAAACACTGTTTTAAAATTTATAAATTTTGATGAGATTCTAGAAGATAACAATTACAAAGACATCTTGTTACGAAAGTGTCAAAAAATGCTACAGATTAATCCAGAATACGAACTAATTTCTACGACCGGGCCTGGACATAAAAAAATATTCAGGAGTGTGGTTGTAATAGACAGTGTCAAATATAAAGAAGGATCTGGGTGTACTAAAAAAGAATCTGAACAAATAGCATCAAAAAACACACTTGAGATATTTTAAGATGCTCCCGTACTTCCAAAACCTCCTACACCTCTCGAGGTGTCAGTATTTACTTCTGAAATCTGAAACTTTGGGAGTATTCCATCAAATGATACAATTTGAAAATAACAGCAACCTTCTTGTAGAAGAACATCAGTATCACCAAGATTATCCACTACTACCATAACATTTCCTCGGTAATTTTTATCAATAATTCCCAATGAATTTGCTAAGCGAATTGTGGTTTTTGAAATAGAACTTCTTGGTACAAGCATGTAACTTTTATTTTGTTTTCCGTTGAATTTTAGATTAATTTTATGAGATCTAGCACTCTTTGGCACAAGTTCTGAGGTTTGCATGGGAATATCAAGACCAACGTCTTCGTTATGTCGTGCTTTGGTGTAAGTGGGATGATTTTTCCAGTAATAATCATTTTCTGGATTGATAGTGATAAATAAGGTCATTTGTATAAATACAACTACAGTATCTTTTTAAATCTATTTAAGAGAATATAATAGTTATATTTATAACCATTATGTCTTTCGTAAACACATCGAGAGTTGTAAATTTGAAAAATAAAATTTCTTTTCTTGGAAACGCCGGCTTTGTAAAAATTGTGGATGTTATGCCACGTGTAATCCCTGATAATTGTAAATCTTTGATGTGCGATCATGCCATTATTCAAGCAGCAAGAGTTTCACTAAACGAAGGTATTAAAACTCCAGAAAAAGATGTCAAATTGATTGATTTTCTAATTCGTCATAAACATACCAGTCCTTTTGAAATGGTAAAATTTAAATTTCACGTAAAGACCCCAATTTTTGTACAAAGACAATGGATTCGTCATCGCATGGCAAGTGTTAACGAAATCTCTGGAAGATATTCTGTTATTGAACCGGAATTTTACTACCCCAAAGCTATTTATGATCAGGGTAAAATGAATAAGCAAATGTCTGGAAATAAAATAGAATGTAAAAACACTAATGAATTGTTTCAGACTTATATGGATAATTCTATGAAACAATATAATACTTATAATCTTCTCATTAGTAAAGGAGTTTCTCGTGAGATTGCAAGAATTGGACTTCCGCAAAATATGTATACAGAGTTTTATTGGAGTATTGATCTTCATAATCTTCTTAACTTTATTCGTCTTAGATCTGCATATAACGCCCAGTCAGAAATTAAAGAATATTCTGATGCAATTAAAGGTCTGATTACAAACCTTGTTCCAAATACTATTAAGTCTTATGATAAATATAATCAAGTGTAAATACAGAACTTGTTAAAAAATTTAATAATTTTAGAAAAGCGATTGTTTTTGTCATCTTTGAACTCTTCCATTAGTAAATTTTCAAAATTTTGTCGATGTGCAACATTTTTAAGTTTACTATCTAGTGCGTTTGTTATCGATTCTCTAGCCGACGATGTAGATGTGTAATTGAAACTTTCAAATTGAATATCAGATACAATCTGAAAATACAATAACTTAAGTTTTAACATTATTCTAGATAAAGATTTTTCTTGATATTTGTATAATTTATTTAGCATTTCGTTATGTAACGTATTCTTATTTATGAGTATCTGAGTATGATGTTGTTTTTCAAAAACTAAATTATCTATTCCTATACCTTTGTTAACTCTTACAGTATCATCTTCGATTTCATATTCATTTTTTGATACATGATTCTTGGAAAGTTTAATTATATTAACTATAGTATCGTGTATTTTACTAATTTCTTCAAAAGTGTATACTTTATAATGTATATCATCAAACGGTGAAAAATCTATACTTGGTATATTTTCTGTTATGTCAATGTTATCTATATAACTTCCTTTAATTTTTATGAATAATTTATAATATTGCCCATACATCTGATACAAAAAAAGATTAAATAAATCTTTATAATTTTGAGCATCTCTTTTTGTCATGGCTATTTGAAAAAATAATGTATCTAAAGACATTGTAAAGTCTGAATTTGTTTCAATTTGTTTTATGTATTTTTTATAGATAATGTCTAATTGTATACATTTATCGTTAATTTCTTCAATAATCCTATTTATATCATTTTTATAATCTTCAATTTTAATAAATTTTTCCTCTGACATTTTAAGTTAATCTTTACTAAATAATTTATTTTAAAATATTAACATAAATGTCTTCGCTGGAAAATTATAAGGAACACACGCCCTGGGAAATTCACCATGATGCTATTTTTGTAGATTGGGCAGATAAAGCATCGTGTTATAAATGGCTTCACGATAAATCTTATTTAAAATATTCTAGTAAAAGAAATATGTTCACTATCCCTGTTATTATTATGTCTACACTTACCGGTACAGCTAATTTTGCATTAGAAAGATTTCCAGAAGAGTATCAGGACATTTGTTCCATTGCTATTGGAAGTGTTAATATATTGGCAGGTATAATAACAACGGTTGGTCAATTTTTAAAACTAAACGAATTAACCGAGAGTCATAGGTCGGCTAGTGTAGCATGGGATAAGTTTCATAGAAGTATCAGAATTGAACTTATAAAGGCTCCTGAAGAACGTCCGGATGTAAACTATTTTATGAAAACTTCTAGAGACGAGTTTGATAGATTAATGGAAACATGTCCGGGGATAGATAAAAATATATTGGAAATGTTTAAGAAACATCTGACTACTGGAATAGATAAACATGATGTTATTCGAAAAAATAAAAATTTTAATAGACTTATTAAACCTGAAATTTTTAACGAAATAAACACTTTAAAAGATTCAGTATTTAAACGACCGGATAATTTAATAGAAATAGACATGGCCGAAAAAATTAAATACGAAAAAATAATAATCGAAAAGGAAGAATACACCGAAAAAGCAGCCAAAGTTTCTAATTTCATATCTACTTTTCAAAACAAATATTCTCGGCGACCTTCTCAAGAAGAGATAATATCAAATTTAAAAAACGTTATGACTATTGCAGATATTAACATAATAACATCAGACTTAACTACGCCTTAAATTACAAAAAAATACATAACCTAATATTATTATATAAAAATAAAATATATACAATGATATTATGCAAGTTGAAAAACTTAAAGAATGTCTTGTAAAATTAGCTCTTAAATCAGGTTTTGACTCTTTAGATGATTTTGCTAGATACAAAGAAAAAAACAATTGCGACGCAAATTACGTAGCTGTTTACCCTGAAATTCAGATAATTTCTAAAAGCGATGATAAAACATACGTAGATAACTTAAAGGTGATGACAGCTCAAAATTTGTACGATAATAAATCAGGTGATATAATCAAACTTACAGATGAGATGTCAAAAAAATTAAATATAACAGAACCACCCATTGGTTGGTGGGCATCAGAAAAATGGGACGGAATACGAGCCTTATGGGACGGAGAAAAAATGATATCGCGTGGTTCAGGTGTTGGTAAACCAAAAGTTTATACATATATCCCAGAATGGTTTAAAAATACATTACCACCGGGTATACCATTGGACGGAGAAATTTGGATAGGAAGAGGACTTTTTCAAAAAACCAGTAGACTTTCAACGCTTAAACCCGGAAAAAGTTACACCGAAGAACAAATTGAAAAAATATGGACCGGAGACACCGAACCTCCTGTTATTTTTAAAGTTTTTGATGTACCAAATGATTCTAGACCGTTTGAAAAAAGAATGTCTTTTCTTCAGACAATTGTAAAAGATCGTAAAATTTGTTGGAATTCACTAGTTTATCCTGGTAAAAAAATATTTCCTCTTCAGTTTACAGAACAAGTTAAAATTAAATCTATGGAACAACTCGTTAATTTATACACTAAATTAACTTCTGAAGGCGCTGAAGGTATAATGTTGAGAGCACCTGGATCTCCTTATCAAACTAAAAGAAGTAAATATATGCTTAAGTATAAAATCAAAGAGGATGCTGAGTGTATACTCAGAGAATACATTCCGGGCGACGGGAAATATAAAGGTATGCTTGGTTCTTTGAAATGCGAACTGATCACAGATGGTAAACCAAATGGCATATTTACTCAAATAGGAACAGGTTTAAATGATAGTCAGCGGGAAAATTATAAAAATGTAAATTCATCAGACTATATCCCGATTGGAAGTATAATTTCTTTTAGTTATATGGAAATGACAAAGGAGGGTGTACCGCGTCACCCTGTTTATAGAGGAATACGCGATGACATGCCTGTTCCTAAACAAATGAAAATACCAGTAAAAGACGTCAAAATTATTTTATCTAAACTTATTGCCAAAATAGTTTCTGAAAAAGAAGCAAATTGGACTTTCAAAGTTAAAAGTTACAAACAGGCTAACGAAATATTGAAGGATAATATGGAATTAAAATCTGTAGAAGATTATATTAAGGTTCTTCGTGATGGTGATATGAAATTGGCTGGAGAAGAAAGTTTTAAAGCAAAGAATGGAAATTGGAAAAGTTCTATACTACAGAAAATAGACAGCATCTTAAAAACTGGACAGACCGATGGAATATCACTTACAAAGCAAGATCCAAGGGCTCTTGCAATTGAAAATTTAACTAAAATTCCTAACGTTGGACCCTCTACCGCCGGCAAAATATATGATACTGAAGAAATAACCACAGTAGAAGAACTTAAATACCTATATTCGATAAACAAAGAAATCTTAAATGATAAACAGGCCATAGGTTTAAAACATTATGACGATCTTATGCTTAGAATTCCTAGAAAAGAAATGGACGAATGGAATGAAATTCTAAAAGATATCTTTGCAGAAACAATGACTGAACTTTCTATAACAGGGGAACTTATTCTTGCTGGTTCTTATAGAAGAAAAACTCCCGACTCTGGAGACATTGATGCCTTGATAACAACAGACACAAAGAATCCGAGAGTAATGACAACTTTTTACAACAATCTTGTAAAACGGAACATAATAAAACCGTCTGACATTATTGCAAAGGGGCCGACCAAAATAATGGCGGTGGCAAGTATAGACGAATATTATCGCCATCTTGATATTTTTTATCATCCTAAAGAAACCTTTCCATTTGCTATATTATTCACAACTGGTTCTAAAGAATTTAACGTCAAGATGAGAAAATTCGCCCTTGAAAAAGGATACTCATTAAATGAGCAAAACTTAACGAAAAAGTCTACTGCTGGTCCAAAAGTAACACAAACTGAGTATATGAGCTCGATAAATAAGGAATTTCCAAAAACAGAACGAGACATTTTCGATTTTCTTGGATATGGATATATTTCTCCAGAAATGAGATAGATAAATAAAACAAAAATTAAATAATTTCATATTAATAAATGACAAATTGTTATTCATATGAAAATATTGCGGAAAGTGAAAATCCATTATTCAAAAATGTAGATTTAACAATTGTTTTAACAATGAAAGATTCTAATAGGTTTAAAAAAGACAATCTTCTTTTAAATTTATCAAAGAAAACAGTATATCAGTACAATAAAGGTTTCAAGGCTTGTAAAAAACCCGATAGTATTAAAAGAACAGTTGAAGATTTAACTCATGCTTATTATACCGCTTTTGAATATTCTAAAAATTACAATAATATAATCATTCTCGAAGACGACGCAGAAGTTCTAAACTATAATCCGATCCATTATAAAAATATAGATAATTATATCGCTTCTAATAATTTTACCGTTATTTCAATGGGTTCGCTTGGGTTTTTTACTAAGAAAAATAAAATGTTTTACGAAACACACCCAATGGCTCACACTCAAGCTCAGATTATATCTAAAAATTCTAGAAGTGACATGCAAAAATTAATGTTAAGTAAAAATTTTATTGGACATGTTGATGCTTTTTATTTTTCAGAACAAAATGTTCTTGTATATCATGAACCTCTTATAGTCCAGGTTTTATCCGATACAGAAAATTTTAAGAACTGGGAAGGGGCCCCTTTATGGGCTCATAGACTTACAACCAATATACAAGGACTTAGAGAAGATAAAATGGGGTGGTATAAAGCCTATTTAATTTGTAAAGCGAGCGCTGAAATTAAATCATATAAACTAAAAATATTTTTACTTATCATTATTTTCCTTATGCTTTATTGCAAAAAATAATTAATATTAAAATTAAAAAAATGATATATAATTAATACATACCAATGGAACAGATTAAGAATCAAAAGATTGAAGATCAGTTTCATAAATTAGTCAAGGGTTTTTTATCCAAAAATGAAAATTATGAGATGTCTAAATTCATCGGTGGGATGCCAATTACTCTAGAAAAAACTGATATGCCAAATTTAATGATGAAAGGCCCGAACGGTAAATCAAAATATACTGTTACGCAAAAAGTAGATGGAACTAGATATCTTATGTATATAGGACCTGATACAGGGGTTGCTAATATAAAACAAAGACAAGTTTGTTTTGTAGACCGTAATATGAAACTACATGTTATATCGGGTATGAAATTACCAGATGTAAATACACCAGAAATGCTCTTGGATGGAGAATTGGTATTTTTTGACAACAACGGTAAACCTCATAGAGAACTAGACCCGGTTAAAATCAGGGGTGTTTCTTTTATGGTATTCGATATTTTATTTGGTCCTGAAAATATTTCTGTAAATTCGGATGGTAATAAAGTAATTGGCCAATCTTTCTCAATGATGGTACCAGAAGATGGAAAACTAAGATCTCAAGCGTGGCCGTATATTTCAAGATATGACATTTTAGCTAAAATGATTAACCCTGAATTAGTACAATTTAACAAAGGAGAACCTTTACTACCAAATGCATTCAAAGGCGCAGATTTTTTCAATATTGAACTAAAACCAATTTATTTTTTGGAAACATTATTGTCCGCAACTCTGCCTCTGTATAATACATCAGGGTCTGGTTGGCTTCAGACACAACTCAAAGAACATCGAAAAAAATATTATGATTACGTCGGTACTATTAAACAAAATGCTGATAAATTTAGAGGAAAATTAGCATTAGACGGTTTAATTTTTACGGCGGCGGATACATTGTATACAATAGGCAATTGGAATACAATCCTGACTGGTCAATATAAATGGAAACCGGCCACGGAGCAAACTGTAGACTTAAGAATTATCAAGATTACAGACGCAACTGCAAATGTTCAAGTTATAAAAGGTAATACATTGGAAATTTTTCAAGACCGTGGGAGACCCGTCGTCGTTAATGTACCGGTGTCTGCAAAAAACGGGACGGTTCACGAATTTACAGCCGATTTCAAATGGAAAAACTCTAGAATCGATAAATTAAGACCTAATGCAATAAGGACAGTGTTAAATGTTATGCGTAGTTTTAAAAATCCAGTTGTGTTAGATAACCTTATACACTTTCTCAAACCTGATAATGAAAAAGCATACCGTGTTATTCTCGAGCATTCTTCCAAAGCAAAATTATTCAAGTGTATAGCAGCACATGAAAATATAAAACTTATCAAAGATGAAGACATCAAACGGATCAACGACATGATTAAAAATGTAAATACTACCAAAGACATTGAAGTCGAAATGAGACTCGGAAAAATTAATAAAACTGGCAAGACTTTTTTTAATCCTATTATATCTAGACTAGATTTTGAAAAGATTTTGCTTAAAATTGAATCATTTGGGTTTAAAAAAGAAATTTATGATTTTATAGACATCTATGATGAAGGTATTCGAACTCGATACATTTATTCACATGAATTTTCAAAATTTATACAATATGAAAGTATAATTAAAAACAGACTGTCTAATATAGACATAGATATTTCAAATGCTTTAAATTTTGACACAAGATTTTCTTTATCTACCGAAACAAGAGTGATGAAATACAATTCCACCGGTGATACAAAAAGAAAATATCGGATTTCTTACATCGAACCAAACGCATTATTCAGGGTAGATTTTACAGCTATAACTTCGATTGAATATAGTCCAGAAACAAGAATGTTTAAAACTAATGCTAACCCCGACGAAAAATTTCAAATAGAAATTGAATTTCTTAGTGCTAATATCAATATTAATGAACTGTTTAAATTTTTAACACATCTTTTAAGCGTTTGATAAAACATTTCCATCATATATAAGTCTATTATCTTGGGATATGTACCATTCTTCTGAATCATCGAACAACGCTGCACCAATTGGTTTAAACTTGGTATATAAGTTGTTTAAAACCTTATCGTAATCATATTTTCTATCTTTTTTATTTAATATACTTATCTTGCGTTTAGGAACAATGTTTCCAGAAAAATCCCTGTTAATCTTAATATTTACATAATCACCTCGTAATAATTTATCAGGAATTTCTCTTTTTGTAAACTCATACTTATTTAAAAAACTTAATCCTTCGGGAAACGGCATATTACTGTGACCAAATTTTATAATTGAACCCTTTGTAAGTTCTAAAACTTGAAGTTCTATTATGTCATCTATTGTATCTTTTTCTCCCCATGTAATATAATTACACGTTTCTGTATTTATAAATGCCAATATATTCATTTTATTTTCATTTATAAAATAATTACTTCCGTCGATGATATCATTAAAAAAATCCGGAAAAGCTATAATTTCGTCTGTTACTGTATTTAACGCCGAATTTTGGATATCTATTATAGTTTGGTTTCTAATATTAAAAGAAGCATTTGTAAACAATTCATTATAATAAATTAAATCTACTACATGATACTCATTAACGTTTTCAATTTCATTTTTCCTTAAATAACCAAATAAAATTATATCGGTATCAAAAGAACTCGAGATTTCTGAGTCTATGCTCATTAAATTTGTATTAATGTAAAAATTCCCGCCAGGACCGAGGCAAAGAAAAAATGGGTAACTGTCGCTTGGTACAGATTTCACTACATAAGGAGTAGTTTTAAACAATTCTAAACTAGATAATGTAAGATTTATTTTTGAAATAGTTGATTCGTCGCCTATCAAACTTTTAAAAATGGCTGTATTTTCTGGTAAATTTTTTTCGTTGAATTCTGAAACTTTGTTTTTAATTATATTACCTTCTTGATTTATAACCAAGTCTAATCTTTTTAGATTAGACTTAACACATTCGATTAACTGTAATTTATTGAATGTATTTAACCCAGGAAATACGCGTGAATCTTTTTTAAATGCGTCGCCAGGAATAACTTTTTCTCTTCCATCTTCGGTTCGAACGGTATATTCATTAGTTTTTTTATTTTTTTTCTTAATAACGGTCACTATTTCTGTGCGCCCGTCTATTTCTATTTCAGCAGTTGATCCAGGACTATTACTGTCTGGTATTAAAATACCCGAACCTATGTCTTGACCATTAATTATG